TAGCTTCTCTTTTGTTGAAGTCTAGCCTAAGCAGTTTTCATGGCCTGATGAGGTATCGAAACCCAAATAGGGGTCGCCATGTGGTACAATGTATTTATTTGGAGGATGCTGCTTGTCATCCTTGTTTTGTTTACTAGTTTTGCGTCCCTTTTACTTTTGTGGGGAGGCTTTGGAATATTGCTGGCGTTGCCAGCCCTCTTTGTTGGATTTTGTGGCCCAGTCGGTTGTGCCTTAATTATGTTGTTAGGTCCTCTGTCTGGTTATGTCTTTGTTTCGATATTTCGAGACAGCCTCGCCCGCGAACTGGCAATCATCAATTCAGTGGGTGAAGAAGCTGCCTTGTGGGTCTCTTCAGATGTTAGTACCCTTTCGTCTCATCCGCTTAAGCTTGTGATGAGGGAAATTATTTGGATGGGTCATGATGAATCTGGGGTTTGGCTCCAAGCATGGGCCCACACTTTGAAACTCCCTGTGGAGCTTCAGGACATGGTCGGGCGGGGGGCTGCCCAATTTGGCTCCATTTTGTGGTCGCGGCTTGTCATATGGCTTCATGCTGGGATGACAGAATGGCCATCTGCTGTCTTTTCCTGCTTTGCCATCTGGCGGATCGCTAGGCAGGCCAAGGATCTGGGGGTTTGGTGGTACACGAAGTTCTGGTGGCGTCTTGTGGCGGTCCTCATTTTCCTTTATCACCTTCCTCCGGATGTGATGGTCCCTCTGCTTGCGAAGTCATGTTACTGGGTCTTGCGGGAGGTGGTGGCCATAACCCGCCAGCGGAAGGAAGCTTGGGAATGGCTTCAGGTGTTTTATGTTTCCATCCTTGTGAAATTTATTGCATGGGCCGAGTCCGTTAACAGTGAGTTTGAGAAACACCACTCCTTGGCTATTGCCAGGGGTTCTTCCCGGCTCACTCAGCATTTTAAATCAATGGTAATGACGGCTTCCATTGTGGTGTCTGACCTGGCACTGCCGTCCTATGTAAGGACCAAAGGGCCCCTCAGGCCTGACCGTGAGACTTTGGAAGCTTCTTTGTCGCTGATGAAGGACCTTGGTTGGCCAATAAATGTGGAAGTCACCAGTCCTGACTTGCATGCTTCGCAATCATTCAAGGAATGGGTGCTGTGTGGGTCGGATTTTAAGCAGGGAATTCACAATCTTAAGATGCAAATTGATGAAGATCTTGAGTCCTTGCGTATTGCTGGCATTCGGTATCGGAGGTCTGAGGAGTATGCCTCTGTTGAGAACGAATTGGAAGCCACCTCCCGGTACTTTCGCTCTCCGAAATATGATTACCCTGACCTAGACCTTGATGATGTCTGGTTTGTTTTGGGAGATATCTTCAAGCACTCGCGGTTGACATCTTTTAATTACATCATCCGGATGTGGGAAAAGAAGTACGCATTGGGTGCTTTCATGAGAGACCCTTTTAGGTTGCGTAGCAAGTACAAGCGCTCCAAGTTTATCCATGATTTGGGAGGCTATGGCCCTTTCAAGGCACTCTGGGCTCGGACTTTTTGGGCCGCGGCACAGATCTTGCCGGTCTCAGCTGTGTCTGTGAAAGGTGAGGCCTTGCCTGAGAAGAAGTGGGCCAATAATATGGTCCGCTCCATTATTGGTTCACCCATCACTCAATATATTCTGTCAACCATTTGGAATTATGGCCCCAACCATAGGTTTTCATGGGTTTCAACACCCATCAAAATTGGCATGCCTCTTAATGGGTACTGGATGTCCACTATTTGGCAGCGCCATTCCCGATGTCAAATTCATGTGGAGGGTGATTTCACTGCTTTTGACAGCACTATTAGTGGTAAAGTGGTTGATGTCATTAAGGCTATCCGGAAACACGGCTTTGAACATCACAAGGACAGAGACCGAATTGCTGACTTGATTGACATCAACTACGAACAGGTTGTGCACCAACTGTTGAACACCACCTCCACTGGAAATGTATACAAAAAGGGAACTGGGTTGACAACTGGCCATTCCTCGACCAGTATGGACAATTCCGTGGGTTTGGTGGTTCTCTACTTAATGGCCTGGAAAGATCTGACTGGTTTATCATCAAGAGAGTTCATGTATTATAATGAGCTCTCATGTTTTGGCGATGACCATGTGCTATCAATTTTGGCTGCCAAGCCAGCCGTGTGGACACCGAAGAACATTCGGTCCACTATGGCTAAGTGGGGGCTCACTAATAATTTGGAAGTCAAACAGTCTTTGAATGAGGTTTCGTTCCTTTCCAAGTGGGGCAGACGCGCAACACCTGCCGAGAGGGCAGAGCTCAAGAAATTTGGGCTTGATGTCCCCTTTGTTGTGTGGCATGACAAAAAGAAACTGGTCGGCAAATTGACTGCACCAGTCAAGAGTGTTCAAGCCACATATAAGGCCAAGCGTCTGTTAAGTTACCTCACGTTAACTGCACATCATCCAGATTTGTATGATGGCATATGTAAGGTCCTGGTGAAGTCACCTGCCATCATGACCCATATACGCCACAACAAATGGCGCATTCCGTCTTACCAGACTGTGATGCGCAATTGGTATAACCCGTCTCCTCCACCCAGCCAGGCCGATAAATTGGACTTAGAGGACCAGGTAGAGTTTGAAAATGTGGGGCAGGTTATAGAATATGGAGAAGTAAGTGCTTTGGATGCTTTTGTCGGGGCCTTGTCCATGGCCCCAGACTTACTATCTCCTTTGTTATTTAATTATGGGTACATGCGAGCCTTGCAGACGTTCCTTCGGTCTCGGCTGGCTTGGATACCCGATTTACTCTGCCTCAACAATTCTATCTTGAATGCAGGCATGTTGGAAAATGTGTGTTCAAGAACACCTTATAGATTCCTTGAGACCTCCCTTTTCGTTCCAGGGCTGAGCGGTGTCAATGAAAGCACTTTGCTTTTACGGCATTGGGTCTTTTGTTGGTACTGTTCTAGAAGACCCAAACAGAGGTTCGGTGCATGGACAAACATGATTGTTGCCAAGTTTTCAAATCTTCAGTTTTTGTTAAATGGCAGGGTTATGTTGGAATCTCGCCAAAATGAACTTGCGCTTGACTTGTTGATCGTTTGCGCCTTGTTGAGCCTGCTAAGTGTTCCAGACTGGGTTTCACCTCTAGGCAAGGTGACTCTGCCTGATGTGCAACTCATTCTAGACTCGGTTATTCACTTCTTAACAGTGCTCGTTTGGCAAGGTGTCCCCCCTAACTTTAGGGAAACTACACCTACTTTGCGGACTTTTGATAGGGCGGGTGGGCCCATTGGTGTCCAAGCACCCACGGGAACCGGCAAGTCTACAGGTTTCGTCCAGCATCTCGCAATGGTTGCTGGGCATAGGTTTCGCAAGATAATAGTTGTTGAACCCCGCAGTATTTTGGTTCATGGGCTTGTCCAATTCATGTCTGACAACTACGGGCTAGACGTGTCTGGTGCCACTTCCGGCCTTAAATTGGACACGTCTAAAAGGGTCTTGTACGTGACCCCGCAGGCCCTCATGGGTCACCTTGAACTTTTGAATCCTGAAAATTTGATTGTGCTTGACGAGGCCCATTTGAGTGAAGCCTTTTATGATGCTCTTCGGATCATCATTCGCAAGGCCAAGCTTCCATCATTATGGGTTTCTGCTACGCTCCCAGAGCATTTGAGAGCCCAGTGCCAACTTGTACTGGACATACCCATTGCCAACCTTTGGACAGTGGGTGAGCAAGTGGTGAATTTTGATGTAGATGGCGTTTCGAATGTGCTGGCACACTATCAGGATTATTGCCTGAATGTTGCCAACACTCTAACCCCATCTCAGAAGGGCTTGTTCTTTGTTCCAACAGTGAGGATGGCAGAGTACCTTGCTGAAAACTGCAGGCACAGCAGCTATGCTTTGCATTCCCATTCAAAGCTTAATGCTCGATGGGAATCACGAGCAATTTTTGCCACACCCGTGGCAGATGTTGGACTCACCATCCCCGACGTCACTCTTGTTGTAACACCAAACTTCACTACTTTGAGTGGCAACAAGTTGATTGTTTTAGACCGGCACACGCGGGCTCAACGTAAAGGCAGAACTGGCAGGACCTCGAATGGAACATTTCGAGTTGCAAGGTACAAAGGCCCTTTTGAGGACCTGGGTGTCAAGTCCGCATCATCTCCTGAAAGCATACGTGAATTGTTGCTTTCAGGGATGCCAGTTACTTTGGCCAGTGTGTTGGGCCAGGAAAATGTGATCCGTGCTTTTGGTGTAGAGCCTCCTGATGAAGTTGGGGAAATTGGGGATGTCCTCAATGACCTGGAGGTTTTTCTCGCCAACATGCGCCCAGTTCTTTTGGGTGCACAGGCAGCGCGTGAAACTGGTGACCCTGCTTTTGGCCCCCCCCAGATTTTACACCCCACTGGGACGGGCATTAGTAGTTCTTATCCACAGCCGGAGTCCGGGATTGATGAGAAAATCCTTGAGATGGCAGGGAACCTATTGTCCGCCAAGACGGGGCATGGGTCAGAAATTAATGACAACTTGCTTAGGCAGTTGGACACCATGGCTGGTCCTGTAATCAGAGTTGGCAATCTTGTTAGGGCATTGTTAGCCGGTGAACGAACCGACACACTGAACCCCAAGAATGCCATTCCGACAGGTAGTCTGGAAGATGTGTATGCGCTTAAAGGCATATATGACATCCTAGTGCACCTTGACGAATAAGATGTTTTCCCCTGACGAGATATCGAAACTGGCCACCAGTCGGGAATAAGTCATGTCAACCCATTCAGAAAATGAATCATCGGCAACAGAAACAATTGCCCGGCAAATTGAACACATAAAGTCAAAGCCAGTGTCCCTTGGTGGTGCTGGCGGTTATTTCGTCACTAAATCTAAGTTGGACCATATCGAACAGAAGCTGCTTTCTGCTCTTGAACAGTCCGCTGAGACATCAGACAGTCCTTCACGTCTCATTGAGCTTCAAGAGGAGCTCAATGAGATCAGGGACTCTTCACGGAAAGCCCAAGCCGACCTTGAGCGCACTCAGGCAATCCTCAAGGAGCGCACAGCTACTTTTGCCAAAGTCACCAGAGAACGTGACACGCAGCAGGCACTGGCTAAAAGCCGACTTGAGGAAGTCGAACGGACCCATGCCCAATACCGAGAGGCATTGGTTGAAGCCAAAAATGAACGTGAGGAAAGTCGGGCCCTTTTGGCAAAAGCATCAAAAGGCTTTGACCCTGACCGAGCCCAAGAACTCCAGAAGAGTGTTGAGGCTTCCACTGCAAGGATCAAGGACCTGCAACGAGACCTTGAATTGATAAATGCTGATAAAAAGGCGCTTAACGCAAGTTTTCAAGAAGCCAATGCTCAACTGGCCGCTCTATCTAGTGAGCGGGCAGTGTTGCAAAATCGGGTCAATGAATTATTAACCACCAAAAATTTGGCATCATCAGACATAGTTCCAGAAATCACAGTCGCTCGACCAGAACTGAATTCTAAGATTCTTCAGAAAATGATCGGGGAGCGCGGCATCAATTGGCTCCACAAGGCGGAGCAGCAGATGGTGGATGACTACCGCAATCGTATTTACAATTTACGGTTGGCCACCAAATATGCAAACTCGCCCAATGTGAAGTCCATTTCTGAGCTTTTACAAATAGTGCTAAATTGGTGCAAAAATAAAACATGGAAAGCCCGTAAAACCATTGCCAGTTGGGTTGACATGATAGAGGCCCACATCAGGGCTGGTGCCGTCCGCTCAGTAAAATTTTATCATGATGAATTACGCAAAATCACAGATGAATTTGATGAGCAGAGAGCCCACCAAAATGTAGAACCCGGGCAGAAGCTGCGTTGGTGGGAAGATGCTTACTTTTATGCCAAGGTCTTCTATGGACGAGCCAAACGTTCTACCAGGAAAACAACATCTTGGTTTTCCCGCACCCTTAAAAAGGTTGGCGGGTTTTTCTCCAGGCTGTTTGGTTTCCGGGAAAGTGTCAGGTTAGAACCTGAAGACTTTGACGCAGATGAGCTTCTTAAAAAAGAAGGTCTTAGCGCCTGGGAGAAGGGCAAAATGAGGGCTGGAACAGCTCCACCCCCTCCTCCTCCACCTGGCCCCAGTCGTAAAGTCAATGCGATGGCCGCAAGGCTAGCGGGGCTAATGGGAGGGCAAAAGTGAAGATATGGTAAACATTCTTCGCTCTTCTAGA